CTAAAAAGCAGTGTTATGTCAAAACCGTGACATCCCGAGTCGGGCGCTTATTATAGCTTAGCGTAGCATTTGCAGAACTTAAAGTACCTCAAGATGTTCTTTTTGGAAGGCTATTACGTTACAACTCATAAAATTTTTTTGTTGGAAAAATTTTTCCTTTGACAAGATTTTTTGATTTTTATTGTTTTTTGTTGGAACCTTAGCCCATGTTAAGGCATCAATCCACATTTTTCGATTTGTTTGTAAACGTTTGATGAATCTTTTAAATGATTCTTTATTCATAAATTCATCGGCCTCCTTATATATTTCGTCTGCTGTACTGTTTTTCCATATGCTGTGCAGAACATCATTATAACATTTTTGATTTTCGACTTCTAGATCTATAATTGTACCTTCTTGTGTTGTTAAAGTTTTATAACATAACATATCAAAGTCCATTTCTTTACGATAATGGCGATATACAAGGTTATGTAGTTGACAAGAATCTTCTTCCTTCAGGACTTTACTTTTCTTTATTTCAGAGTAAACTTTCCTTGCGGCGCACAATTGTTGCACTGTTAAGTTTGAGAAGTCTGGGGCAGGGACTAATCCGAGACCCCCTAGCCAGGTAGGTATGTACCATTGGATACCATGTAGTGGTTCTGATGTGAGTACCTTCTTTTTATATGAGATAAAAAGAGAATTAAGTTCATCATAAAGATGTTCGAAATCCTTTAATAATTCATAGTGAATTGAAGATAACTTTGGTATATCATAGAGTTGTTGGTTTAATCCTCGAGAATTCTTTTTTTTCTTAAAATCTTTGGGATTTTCTAATGAGACTGTTGTTTCACTTCTCTTAAGACTCTTTATTAATCCGAAATTAATAAACGGGATCTCAACAAAGTTGGCGTTATCAATGCCAACCCAGGAGTAATCACCTTGGAGCTCAACCAGGAAAGTTCTTGAGTTCATCTCAATAAAATTTTTACTAAAAAAGGTTTTTCCTATACTATTAAATAACCCAACTTTACAACTTGTTTTTTCCCAATAATCGGGGTTTTCCATTTGAAAAACACAATCATCTCCATTGATCCTCGCTTTCAGCTTCTTTAAAGGTATACTCTTTCTTTGATCAAGTTCCATTGCACTTCTAACTACAGAAGCATTTAGAATGCAAAGTACTACAAATGAGAGAACCTTTCCCATTGGTTGGGCCTCACGTTGCTTGGACTCTATTATAATAGGATGATTTTTATCATAAGAGTTATAGATTGTATCCTCTTTATGACAATCTTTTTGGTCAATAACTAGTTGACAATTATTATTGCATAGTGAATTCTCTGCTACTTGACTATATTTAGCATCGAGTTTTAATTCCTGACAGATTTTATTTATTGT